GCCTCGATGGCATCTGTGATTGCGATGGCCGGTGATACGGTCATTATGCCGGAAAATGCCTTCATGATGATCCATAAGCCATGGGGATTCAGTGGCGGGGATGCTGAGGATATGCGCAGTTATGCCGATTTGCTGGATAAAGTCGAATCGGTACTGTTGCCAGCCTATGCGCAGAAAACCGGAAAAACCACCGATGAAATTGCCGCCATGCTGGCGGATGAAACCTGGATGTCCGGTGCCGAATGTCTGGCACACGGATTTGCTGACCAGGTGACACCCGCTGTTGAGGCAATGGCATGTATTCAGTCAAAACGTACAGAGGAATTTAAAAAGATGCCGGAATCCATCCGAAACATGATTACTCCGCCACGCAACAGTGCCCCGCGTGATACCACAGTGACAATCCCTGCACCGGCGGTAACAGAACCATCACCGGTACCGGCAGTGTCTGATGAGGCGACCATTCGCGCCCGCGTTATGGCAGAACAGAAAGCCCGCATGTCAGGCATTAACGATCTGTTTGCCATGTTCGGCGGTCGCTATCAGACGCTTCAGGCACAGTGCGTGGCTGATCCTGACTGTTCGCTGGAAATGGCCCGTGAACGTCTGCTGAATGAAATGGGCAAGGAGTCCTCGCCGACCAACAAAAATACACCGGCTCATATTTATGCCGGAAACGGCAATTTTGTGGGGGACGGGATCCGCCAGGCGATGCTGGCCCGTGCCGGATTTGAAAATGTCGAGAAGGATAACGCCTATAACGGGATGACCCTGCGTGAATGGGCTCGTATGTCACTGACGGAGCGCGGTATTGGGGTGGCCAGTTATAACCCCATGCAGATGGTCGGGCTGGCGCTGACGCACAGCACCTCTGATTTTGGCAATATCCTGCTGGATGTGTCGAACAAGGGGCTGATCCAGGGCTGGGAGGAATCAGAAGAAACCTTCCAGAAGTGGACCCGTAAGGGACGCCTGTCAGACTTCAAAACAGCGTATCGCGTGGGGATGGGCGGTTTTGGTTCTCTGCGCCAGGTTCGTGAGGGGGCGGAGTATAAATACATCACCACCTCAGATCGCAAGGAGACCATTGCTCTGGCCACCTACGGGGAGATTTTCTCCATCACCCGCCAGGCCATTATCAATGATGATCTGAATATGCTGGTGGACGTGCCGATGAAGATGGGGCGTGCGGCGAAGGCAACGATTGGTGACCTGGTTTACAAGGTGCTGACGGATAACCCGAAACTGTCCGACGGTAAGGCGCTGTTCCATGCCGATCACAAAAATATTGCCACCGGGGGGATCTCCGTTTCCGGACTGGATGCGGCCCGTCAGATGATGCGCCTGCAGAAAGAAGGCGATCGCGCCCTGAATATCCGTCCGGCCTTTATGCTGGTACCGGTGGCACTGGAGACGGTGGCGAACCAGACCATCAAATCGGCCAGTGTGAAAGGGGCGGATGCAAACGCCGGTGTCATTAACCCCATCCAGAACTTTGCTGAGGTGATTGCAGAAGCGCGTCTTGATGCGGCAGATCCGAAAACCTGGTATCTGGTGGCGGCACAGGGCACTGACACCATTGAAGTGGCCTGGCTGGATGGCGTGGACACGCCATACATTGATCAGCAGGAAGGTTTCACCACTGACGGCATTGCCACAAAAATTCGTATTGATGCCGGTGTGGCACCGCTTGACTGGCGCGGACTGGTGCGTTCGTCGGTGGCCTGATAACCGCGTTATCACAATCACTGCCCGAAAGGGCTTTTTTTATGCCTGAAAAACAGCCCCACTGGGGCTGTCCGGAGAAACAGCATTATGGCGAAAAATTTTGTACAGGACGGTACCACCATTGAACTGGTGAATGCCGGAGATCAGACCATCCTGAGCGGTGCTGCGGTGGTGGTCGGCAGTATGGTGGCCGTGGCCATTACCGATATTCCTGCCGGTGAGGCCGGTGACGGTTTTGCCGAAGGCGTGTTCCTGCTGCCCAAACAGTCTGCTGACGACATTCAGTCCGGCGCGGTGGTTTATCTGAAGGACGGGGTTGTGCAGCTGGCTGCAGACGGTGCGGTGGCCGCGGGGGTAGCCTGGGAAAATGCTCCTGCAAACAGCGCCACTGTGGCGGTAAAAATCAATGTCTGACCTGTTTACGCGAATGTGTTGCCGGATGGACGGGGCGACCGTTCGGGTGATGGGCAAACAGGCGGAGATTAACGGCGTCGTGTATGACGTGATGCCGGAGGAAGAGTCCGCGGAGATGGGGGCGCTTTCGGGCAGCCAGTTGTCACTGGTGGTGTTTTCAGCCCGGTACCGTCCGGCCCGTCATGATGTTGTTGTGTTTGAGGGCCGCACACTGACGGTGACCCGTTATGACACGTACAACGGTAAACCCCGGATTTTTGTCGAACAGGAATGAGTATGGCAATAAAAGGTCTGGCGCAGGCCATGAAAAATCTGGATGCAATTGACCGCCGTGCCGTTCCCCGGGCTGCCGCCACGACACTTAACCGTGTGGCGGAGTCCATCATCGCGAAAACGGCCTCTTCGGTTGCCAGGGAGCTGGCGGTTCCGCGCCGTCTCATCCGTGAGCGTATCCGCCTGCAACGGGCCAGCGCAGACAGGGTTTATGCGAAGGTCATCATCAACACCGGTAATCTGCCCGCCATAAAACTGGGGACGGCCAGCGTGCGGCTTTCCCGCAGAAAGCGACGAAAGAAAGGCGAGCGTTCGGTCACGAAAGGCGGTGGCAGTGTGCTGATTGTGGGGAAAAGACGGATCCCGGATGCCTTTATCACCCGGCTGGCTAACGGACGCTGGCATGTGATGCAGCGTATGCCGTGGGCATCATCGTCCACCGGCGCTGACAGCAAAGGGAGGCCGAAACGCCACCGTCTGCCGATCGAAGTGGTGAAGATTCCGACTGCCGGACCGCTGGCAGAAACCTTTGAACGTGAACGGGACCGGATGTACCGGGAAAAATTACCGGCGCAGATGATGAAAGCCATGACGCATCAGTTACGTCTGGTGCTGAAAAGAAAATGACTGGGAGGGTGTATGAAACACCGTGAAATACGGGCGGCAGTTCTGTCTGCCCTGAAAGAAAATATTTCTGAGAGGGTGAGCTGGTTTGACGGTCGCCCGGTTTTTATTGATGAACAGGAACTGCCTGCTGTTGCTGTTTACCTGACTGATGCGTCTGCTGCTGACGAGTTCGTTGATGAGGGAACCTGGGAGGCGACACTGCATATTGAAGTTTTTCTCAGGGCAAAAGAACCGGACTCGGTACTGGATATGTGGATGGAAGAAAAAATTCTTCCTGCGCTGGAGGCGGTTCCCGGCCTCAGTGCGTTACTGCTGAAGATGAATCTTCAGGGGTATGACTACCGCCGGGATGATGAGTTTATGATGTGGGGATCGGCAGATCTCCTGTGGAAAATTACCTACGAGATGTGAGGACGATATGGCAACACCAAATCCTCTTGAGCCGGTGAAAGGTTCCGGTACCACACTGTGGGTGTACACCGGCACTGGTGATGCTTATGCAAACCCGTTGTCAGACGATGACTGGCAGCGACTGGCGAAGGTGAAGGATCTGACCCCCGGCGAGATGACGGCGGAATCCTACGATGATAACTATCTGGATGATGAGGATGCTGACTGGGTATCCACCGGGCAGGGGCAGAAATCTGCCGGTGACACCAGTTTTACGCTGGCCTGGAAGCCGGGCGAGAAAGGGCAGCGCGATTTGATTGCCTGGTTTGACAGCAGTGAGACCCGGGCCTACAAAATCCGCTTCCCGAACGGTACGGTGGATGTGTTCCGTGGCTGGGTGAGCGCCATTGGTAAAGCGGTGACCGCCAAAGAGGTGATCACCCGTACGGTAAAAATCACCAATATCGGTCGTCCGTCGCTGGCGGAAGATCAGGGGGACATCACACCGGTCACCGGTATTACCGTGACGCCACCAACGGGCAATGTGGCAAAAGGTCAGAATATCACCCTGACCGTGGCTGTTCAGCCGGAAGGGGCGACGGATAAAACCTTCCGTGCCACGTCGGCAAATCAGAATTTTGCGACCATTACCGTGAAAGGGAACACGATCACCGTGAAAGGTGTTGCGGCAGGTAAAGCGCAGATTCCTGTGGTTACCGGCAATGGTGAGTTTGCGGCGGTGGCGGAGATCACCGTCACGGATGGTGCAGCGGGTTAAGCTGAGGGAGTGATAAAGCATGTTTCTGAAAACAGAACAATTTGAATATAACGGTGTGTCTGTCACGCTTTCTGAGCTGTCTGCGCTGCAGCGTATTGAGCATCTTGCCCTCCTGAAACGGCGGGCAGAAGAGGCTGAAGCCAGCGGTAACCTGCAGGTGAGCGTGGAGGACCTTGTCAGAACCGGGGCGTTTCTGGTGGCGATGTCCCTGTGGCATAACCATCCACAGAAAACGGCGTCACCGTCAATGAATGAGGCCGTGATGAAGATAGAGCAGGAAGTGCTCACCACCTGGCCTGCCGATGCCATTGCCCGGGCGGAAGACGTTGTGTTGTGCCTGTCCGGGATGATCGAAGCTGTTCGTCCGGATACTGATATTACTGAAGTGGCGAAAAATAACGCGCTGACTGATGATGATTTTTCTGCGGGAAAGTCTTCGACGGCGAGCTGAACTTTGCCCTCAGACTGGCGCGTGAGATGGGGAGACCCGACTGGCGCGCCATGCTTGCCGGGATGACATCCACCGAATATGCCGACTGGCGACGTTTTACCGCACGCA